GTTCATCAGGGTTTTTTCTAACGTCTTTACCACCCACACCCCAAAAATAACTAAATGCTCCAAATTTGTTTGCTAAACCAACATCCATTGGATTCAAATATTTACCAGACGGATCGTATTTACCCCCTGGAATTACGCCGGGTTTACCCCCTTTAGGGTCATCAAAATGTAGTTCTAACGCATAAGCATTTTTGCTTTTCTCTAACTTAGCAAGTTCCGTTTGATAATCTTTTCTGGCTTGATCCCCTCTAGCTGACGGTAGTGGGGGTGGCTGAATGAGTTTAAACCCTTTTTGAGCAAAGACTCGCTCGAATACCTTGACGGCTTGCTCAGTCCCAATAGATTCAATAGTTCTATTTTCGCCTTTGTAGTTTAAACTTCCTGTTTGATTTGTTCCGCCTGTACCTGTTTTGATGTCTAGTCTGTGTCCAGGGGTTAGTATTATTGATTTTGTTGGCTGTTGTTGAGGCATCGGCCAATCTGCTACCCTGTTCAGCATCTTGTTGTCTTGTGTGGTATCAACAACCTTTTTGGTTGTATCCAATTTAATCCCAGGTACTTTAAAAGTTTTACCTAACTGGGTAGTTGGGTTTATCCTTTGACCGTTGATCGTTACCTCCCAATGTAAATGCGATCCTGTGCCACGCCCAGTGCTTCCAACTTTACCTATTACATCACCTTGCTGTACAACGTCCCCAACCTTTTTAAGTAATTCAGATAAGTGAAAAAAGCGGTTTACAACTTTTTTACCTTCTGCGGTGATGGTTTCAACTTCGACCATATTGCCCGCACCACCATTCCAACCACCTTTAGATGTGATAACCGTGCCTGTCAGTGGTGCTTTAATTGGTGTTCCTGTAGCGTCTTCAAAATCAACACCGTTGTGCATTTTTCTAGTGCCGTCCAATGGGTCTGTACGCATTCCGTACTTAGATGTTACGCGCCCCGGCGTAGGTCTAAGCAAAGTTTGATTAACAGTCTGTAAATTATCCAATCCGTAGAACTTTTTGACAGCCCCTAACGGATTACTAACGAACTCTTTAGCACCCTGCTCTAACTGTTGCCCAGCTTTTTCCCCAAACACCGTGCTAACCGCCGATTGAACACCGCCCGCTAAATTTTGTAACAAGCCTTGTCCGGTAGCCAGGGAAGCTAACCAGTTGGAGGTTTTTATTCCCATATCAGCGATCGCAGTCCCCACGCGATCAAAGCCGTTCTCAAAAGACTTAACTAAATCTGCAAACTTAGTACCAAGACCTTCTATCCATGAGTTGCTAGTTTTACTTAAGTCTTTAATACTATCTTCAGCTTTTTTAGTTGCGTCTACAACACTGTTAGATAAGTTATTTATATTCTTATTAATTTCATCAACCGTCCTGTTTACGTTTTTAAGACTGAGATTAAAGTTATCGGCAATACTAGAATCTATCGGGATAATTTTTCCTGGTAAACTCCGTTGTAGTTCTATAGCTTGTAGCTGAATATCTTGGACGTTATTCTGGTAGTCAATCCTCTGTTTTCTTGCTTCTAGTTGTTGTTTCTCTATTTCGGTTGTTTGGGAAATTACATTAATAATTCCCTCAATAAACTGAGTGTAGATATTGTCCCCAGCACCAATTAAAGCCTCTCTAAGTTTATTCTGTACTTTAGGGTTTTCAAGGGTCTTTTGCGCTTTCTCAAATTCAATACCCACAGCTTGAGATTCTCGAACGGCTGCGCGATAATAGTCGGTGACTTGCTTTGTTTGTTGGTAGAGGCTTTGGATTAAGTTATATTTCTGCTCTGCAATTTGTTGTTGCATATCAACAGTTTGGATTTGCATTTCCTTAACTTTTATAAAGCCACTTAAAATCTCTTTTTCTTTACTTCCATCAATACTTCTTTCTTGTGCAGCCTTTAAGGTGTCTATACCGCTTCCTTTATTTAAATTAAGGGCGTTTAAGACTCCATCTAAATCATTAACTTCCAATTGAGCGGACATCTCTTGGATTTGTTTTAAATTATCGGCAATTTTACCAGTCAGAGTGGCTTGAGTTTTTAAGTTGTTCGTATATTCCAGTTGCCCTGGTAAAACGTCCCCACTGCTGCCAAGGTTAAATAAATTAGTTTTCTCTAAACTTAATGCTGTATCTCTATATTGTCTTAGATCGTTAAACTTAGCTTCTAAGTTCCTTATTTCAATTGCAAATTTTTGCATTTCTGTTAAGGAATTTTTAATAGCCTTAGTCATCTTGTCTTGTTTTTGAATAACTGTGGCTAAATCTTGTTCAGTTACCTTAATTATTTTATTAATTTGTTCAATTTCACTTTGATAAAGTTTGGGATTTTTCTTTAGTTCTTCCCAATACTCCAAATAAGTTTTTAAAGTTTCTACTTGTTTGTCTAAATTAGCTTTAGTTCCGCCAAACAATTCTAAGGGCTTTTCTCTTCTTTGACTTAATTCTTTTTCTTGTTCTTGCAGTTCTCTTAATTGTTGAATGTCGCCAGGATTGTTAGCAATAACAGCCCGACGCTTCATTTTAATATCATCCAAAGATTTATCAATGGCTTGAATTTCTTGGATAGCATCTTGTATAGCAGGAGAGTTACTATCTTTCAAAATATCGAAAGTGTTTTGTTGCCCAATAGTTGTTTGTTTGGCACTATCCTCCATTTGTTTTATTAGTTTTTTTGTATCGTTATCAAATGGGTTAAGCGTAAATCTTTCTCTAAATGCTGAAAAGTCATCACGGCTAACTTTAGAGGATGGATTTAATAATTTTCTTTGTTCATTAATAGACTGAGTAACGTTTCTAGTCTGTTCGCCAATTGCGCCGCTGTTATCCTTGAAATTCATCATTATTTCATCAATAGCTTTCATCGCCATTGATAAAACAAACATCTGAGCGGCTAAAGTTGCAATACTTTGACCCATCCCCAGCAATGCACCCTTAGCCCCTCCCGCAGAAGAGGAAATTCCTTTTAAATACGTCGCAAACATTAACCAAACAGGACTTCCTAATTTAATTAAGGTAATCAGTAAGACACTTTTTAAGAGTTGGAAATTCTTAGTTACTAAATCTATACCAGACGCAAAAACACTTAAAGAAAAGTTTCTGAAAGGCAGTAAAGTTTTACCAATACTTTCCTGTAACTCAATTAAGGAATTATTGAATTTATTAGTTATCGCCACTGAAGAATTAACGGCATCTCCTACACCTGATGAAGTTTGCGCTTTTAATTGTTGAGCAAATTTTGGCAAAAAGTCCTCAGCTAAAACCCTGCCTGTACTTAATAATTGGTTCATGGACTGGGTGGTTGTTCCGTAAGCATTTGCGGCGATTTGCGAAGCGTTGGGGATTGCTTCAGCGAGTTGTTGTCTTAATTCCTCTTGAGATACAACCGTTTTTCCAGACATTTGCTCAAGCGCGGTAAAAGTCCTTTGCTGCTTGTCTAAATCTAAACCATAGACAGCCGAAGCTTGAGTGACTGCGCTAACGATCTGGCGAGATTGATAGCCTTCTATGGGAGTATCCTTAGTTGCCTGGAAGAATTTACTGCCACTTTCTAAAGTTTGGCTTAAGTCAACGTTGAGTCTTTTTGCTTCCGATCTTAAAAATGCAATATTTTTAGCACCCTCTGAAATGCTTCCAGAAGTGAACTTAATCCGTCTCTCTAAATTCTCAAAGTTAGCGGCGACTTCTATGCTTGCGGGAGCTAAATCTAAGATAATTTTCCCTACGGCCAACAAAGCTAGGACTTTAACAACATTACCTATAGAAGATTTAACAAAGTCCATCATCTCGCCAAATTTCTGGACTTTACTCATTCCCTCTACAAAACTATCAAAAGCCACCTTAGCCTGGATGAACCCTTCCTTAATTTTTTCTGGCATCTTAAGGAAATCTACAAATAATTCCTTAGCTGCAACAATACCGTTAGCTAACCCCTCGCCTAATGCTGCCGATACGTTAGGATTGGCGATTTCCTTAAGGAAATCTAAATAACCCTTAAATCTTTCCTTAGCTTCCTTAAATCCTGGGATACTTCCTAATCCTTTACTAAAGCCTCGGCTTAATTTATTTTTAAAGTTTTCCGCAGTAGAAGTTATATCTCCATCTTCTACAGCAGATTTAATATCGTTCATTAGCTCTATAAATATGCCAATAATACTAGAATCTTCTAAAAACCCAAGTCCCTTAGTAAATCCTTCGCCTACGTATTTACCAATTCTAATACCCCACCTTGAGGGAGATTTAATTTCTAATTTTTCCTCAACGGTATCTATTACTGTATTTGCTAATTTTTCAGAAGATGATTTAACATTTTTTAAAGAATTATTTATACCTTCACTTAAACCTCCTCCTACGTTTTTACCAGTTCCTTGAAGTGCTGCGAGTTGTTTATTAAACTCATCCACCATTGCCTGTTGAGCTTCGGACAGTGGTGGTTTTTTGCCGACTTGTTGGATAGGTGCAGGATAACCCTCCGTTGCTTTAACAGTTTTATGAGCAACTTCGCCAATCGCCTCAACAGGTTTATTGGCTGACTTCCTGATACCCTCAGACAGTCCTTTGTTGATGTTGATGCCAGCCGACTCAGCAGCTTTTAAAAATTCAGGATTAAAATCGCCAATAACTTTAATGTTTTTGCTTAACGCTGTGCGAATAAAGGCAAGTAAGCTATCGCCATACTTTTTGAATAGTTGATCGGAAGAAATTTGGCTACTACCAATACGAATAGCTGAAATGTCGCTAGGCAAAACTGGAACGTGAGTTTGAGCTTCGACGTAGCCAGAATTTTCCTCATAGTTTCTCATCAAGTTTGCTTTGGGTGAAACAGAGCTTAATTGCCTAAATTGCGAACCCCTCCCTTCATAATCTTCTTTTAATTCTTCTATTGACTGATGTCTGTCTAAGTTGCTGTCTCTTTGAAGCCATGTTGTTTTATTAGCAATCCTAGACGGATCGATTAAAAACTCAATAGCCCCATAAGCCTCGTTTTTGGTATGATCTGCGCCATACTCTTTATGGCGCAAAGCACTATAAAGAGTCCCACTTCGTCCAAACAGTTCAAGCTCTCTGGCAGCGCGATTGCTTGACGGTCTTCCCATCAATCCACTGCCAAGAATATTGTTTAGCTTGGATGGATCAAATGACGTTCTGTGGCTCAAATACCAGTCACGCAAGCTGTTTGTTAATTCCTCTCCGCCATTTAATTTTGGATCTTGATTAACGAAGTCAAAAGTTTTTGCAACATCGTCAATCCCAGACTTAGCTATTTCTTTAACCTTGTCTAAACTATTCTCTAACCCAATCCCGTAACCATCTCCAGTATTTTCGCCATACCCCTCCATTACTTTAGATGGAGATTGCATTTTTAATTTTTCTGTAACTACGTCAGGTACTATATCTGCTAATTTTTCAGCCGCAGTGCGTAAATCACCTATGCTATTTTCCAAACCTTCGGTCATGCCCTTGCCTACATTTTCCCCAACGCTAGGTAAGTTTAGTTTATTAACGTTAACTATCCTATCTGTTTTATTTTGGACGCTAGATATTTGACTTAAAGTTTGTCCTAATTGACTGCCCAACCTTGTCGAGCCAACGTTATTATTCTCACCTAAAGTTTTAGTGATTAATTTAATCTCTTCTCTTGCTTTAACTCCCATCTGCTTAATGGTCGCCGCCATATTTGCGGCTTCATCTAAATTACCAGACTTAGTTAAAGTTTGTAAAGTTGCAAAACTTTTGTTAAATTGCGCTGCAATATTTCTAGCTGATTCTAGTCCAACCCTTGCTTCAGGGCTTAAATCTGCATCTTTCTCCCTAGTCTTAAAATCTTTTAAATATTCTTGCCCTTGGGGAAACTGTGCATTTATTCTAGCAAGTCTTTGGTTGTCAGTGTATTTTTCTCTAGCGGTTCTAGTGTCTTTTTTGGGATTTTTATTTAAGTCAGTTAATCTAGCTTGTTCTTCTAAAGTTTCCAATACTCTAGTTTGTAAAGTTTTTAATTCGGGATAAAACTTAACAGCTTTTTCTAATGTTTTAGCTAGAGATTGTTTAATCTTTGCTCCAGAATCTAAAAATTCAACAATACCTGCTCTCATTTCTTCTAAAAAAGCAGTATACTCATCAAACTCTGGTTTAATGTCTTTACCTATTTGTCTCGCGTTTGGTAAATTTCCCATCATGGAAGAAAAGTCATATTCTCCTCTTCTCCATTCTGGTTTTTGAGGAACTGCAAAAGTATAACCCTCCGCGCCGTTAAATCCTGCTTTTTCAATTTGCCTTAAGGTTGAGCCGTCACCCAATACAGCTTTAAGAGTTCTAACTAAACTGTCTTTCTCATCTAATTGAGATTTAAAAAAATGTAAATTAGGCTCACTCTTTATCCCTTTAGATAAAGACGGACTTACGGGATCTATCGCGTCTCCCAAAAACGACTGTATTTGTTCATTTACCATAGGCTTGGTTAGGAAGGGAAGTAATGCGTGACCCTTCCCCGCTCCTGGTATAAGAGACATTAATGGGGACTCCTCCATAAGTCCCGGCATACCATAAGACATCACCTTGAGAGTTGCCTTATACACTGGATGTTCTTTGTCCGCTACATTTTTACCGCCAAACATAACAACGTTTAAAGGATCGAACTCTCCAACTAAGGATTGGTAATTTTTCTGACTAGCCGTAGTCATTAAATTATTTACTGGTGCTGTCAATCCCAATCCCTTTACGTTCGTTATTCCTGCCCTTTCTAGGATTGCGATCGCTTCCTCGACTATGTAAGACCCACCACTTGTCCCCGCTAACTGAATGGGTTTGTCTGGATATTTTTTTCGGTAAGCCATAGCTTCAGCGGCCATCTTTACCGAATCCGGGTTATATCCTTTCTCCAAGTTAGTATGTAAAAGCATATCAAACGGCATAGGCTCAGATGCAGGTCTTTCAACTCCGTCCGCGCCAACCACCGTGCCACTACTTAGATCTGCCCTAAACTGATAAATCTGCCCTAAATTATTTTTATCATTTGAATAAGGGTTAGTAACGGGAACAGAATAAGACCCCGGCAAAATCCTTTTGACTAAGTTCTCTGCAAAAAAAGTATTTCGCCCACCCTTCTGGAAGTCAATACCTCCAGTAATTAAAGAAATTGATTTAGCTTTTTTTATATCTTCGTTGTCAGCGACATTTACATTTTCTGACATTTTTGCAGCATCTTGCGCGGATTGAGCGAGTAATACTCTTTTTCTAATTCTTAAGGGTTGTGCGCCAACTTTAAGAACTTGTCCTGCTGCGGTATATGCAATTTCTTGAATTTCGTCAACTATAGGCTGAAACGCTGCTTTAAATTTCTCTTGCGCCTGAGTTTGATTTTTAAATACGAACGCATCTTCCAGTGCACTAACAATATCGTCTTCAAATTTTTGAATACTTTCTGGCGTAACCTTAGATAAAGGTTTCGACACTGCGCGGGTAAAAGACTGAGTAGCTCCAGCGACATCTAATCCTAAGTTTTTCTTAAACCCAGACATTAAATTTTTACCAATCGTTCTACCAAACTCCTCAGTAAGTCCTGTTCCTAAAGACCGACCTAAACTTAATTTAGCCGAATCCATTACGGCTTTTTCTACTGATTTTAATTGTCCGACTATTTCTCTAGAATTGTTATTATTATTAATTACTAAATTGGCTTTTTCTTTATTTACTTCTACATCTACTCTCACTCTAGCTCTGCCGTTACTACCTTTGGTTAGCGATGCTAATTCCTTATTTAAGTTAGTTAATTCCCCGTCATCAACAAAAACTTTTAAAGGATTGTTTTTAAAATAAGTTTGTGTTTGCTTAAAGTGAGTTACCTTTAAGTCAAAATGTTTATTAAGGTTTTTTAGCGAGTCATCATTAACGCCTATGGTTAAATTAAGATCTTTCTCTAGAAATTGAGCTTGTTTAATAGCCTCGACCCTAGCCTTTTTTATATCTTCCATTAGCTTGGAGTAATCACCAACTAACTCAACAACTAATTGTGGTAATTCCATATAATTTACTCTTCTAATAATAAACTGATTGAGGCTAGAACTTGAGGACTAACTAAACTATTCTCAAAGGCAAACTTAATACAAGATTTTGTTTCTTCACTAATGCCCGCCTTGTCGGTTTTAACTTCATTCTTGAACGGTAAAAAATCAGTCCACGAAATATTTTTACCGCCCAAGAACCCATAAACCACTTCCGCCAACCTTGCTGTTGCAAAGCTTTTTTCGTTAGACTTGACCCTATCAATTTTTTCCAGTCTTGATAGGGTGTCTAAAATTACAAAAGGCGGAAGTTGGAGGAAATTTACCCAGCTACTAAATCTACTGTCTTGGATTCCGTGCTTTTGGATCTGGAGGTAGATGGTGTACCAGTCAATGTCTTGTCCGCTTCCACTTCCATATCCATCTTCTTCACTTCCTCCAGTGGAGTTAGTGCTTTTTTTTCACCTTCAGGATCTTCTATAATGTTGAGGCTTTCGGATTGGTAAAACTCAAAGACGGCTTGGATTAATTCTTGGGGAAGTCCTGCAATGTCAGCAAAGCTTAAATTCTCGCAACCTAGGACATACTGGCGGTCAAAATTATCGTACAAGAATCCAAGTTCTCCGTCTTTAATTTTTCCGGGAGATTTCTCAATCACTACGTCCTGGACTTCAGAATCGTGATTTCCTTTAACTACCAGAATTACATCACCGAATTTAATATTTGTCCCATCAGGAAGAGGGTATCCTAACTCTTCGATCTTAATTTTTTCACTATTTATTAAGACACTTTCTAGTAGTTCTACATGATAAGCGAGTCGTCCCGGAACAAATACGGGTTCGGGATTACCTTCGACGTAAAAACCTCCCATGATGGTTTTGGCGACAAAATTCCAAATTTCTAAAGTTGGAACTTCATTCTTGTTTAATTCGCTTAATTCTTCTTCGTACTCACTTAATACTGTATCTTGATCACTGGGAAAAACTCTAGTCCCGTCAACTTCCTTACCAAAAATGTATTCCGAAGCTTCTTCCCTGCTTATATCTTTATCCTTAGCAATACCTTTAATTACGGCATTAATTACGCCAGTAACTTGTTTTTTAGTAGCCGAATATTTTTTAACTTGTAACGACTCACCGGCTTTTACATAGCCCAATCTTTGCAAATACAAATAGCCGTGATTTTCTGTACCGACAGCGACGATTTCTGCCTTTTTTTTCTTGGAATTGGAAGGTTTTACTTTTAGCACAATTCTATCTCCAGGTTTGTGTTAATTATGGTTGTGTTGTTGTCTTTAACTTCTGGGGGAATTTTTATCTTAAATTCTTCCCCCGTTTCTGAGAATAATGAAAGTTCTCCAGATAATCCGCCCCTAAAAAACGCCGCGCCACATAAAATTTTTGTCTCGCTAGAATTAAGTCGGCAGTTAAATAACGCAACAATGTTTTTAGATATATCTGCAAGGACTTTCATTTAAAATTAGTATCCTGATTATGAGTAAGGGTCGACCCAAGTAAAGGAAGTCCCTTGCAAGTGAGCGGTAAAGGAATACTTTTTAACTTCGTTGTAACTACCGGGCTGGCTGTAGTCCGTAATTAAAATAGCCGCTTCAATAATTTCGCCGTCTGGATAGACAGCGTAGAAATACAATTCGCGTCCAAAATAGCCGCCATCTCTTTGGGTTTGCTTAATAAGCTGTAGCGCAGGATCTCCGCCAACTGGGGAATCGTAATGGTTTTCTACGCCAGAGAATTGGATGGTTCTATCGCTACGGATGGCCTTTTTCTCAGTTCCAGTGCCACTTAAAGTATTGGTTGTGTCCACTGTGGTTGTTTGAGCGGCCAAGGGGAACTCTTGAATCCCGTACATGGGGAGCAAATCATCAACAATCCTTGCTGTACTTCCGGTAGCGATCGCGTATTTTGAACTAAAGATGGGAATGTTAGTCGCTGTAGTCGCTACGGTCACATCTTCCGAAATGAGGACATAAGTTCGCGCTTTATCCCCATCCTTGAAGAAGGATAGTGCCATACCTGCTTTTAAGTCTGTCGCTACAGAAGCAGTACAAGTAATTACGGTCGCGCCAACAGCGACGGCTACTGTAGACGTAAGAGTTCTTGCGACTACAGTTCTTGTGCCTTTGGGCAATAGTAAGATTCCTGCACTAAAACCCTCTAAAGATGTAGTGTTGTAAGCTAAAGGCATAGTTATTTTTTCCTTTAAAAAAATTAAATCATCACCCTGTCGGCAATATAAATTCTTGCCTGTTCAATCACCTTTTCATCTGCCGGGGTATTCGTAAATCTTGAAGTTACATAAGCCCTCCTAATCCTCTCTACCGCTAAACTTAAATTAGGCGTTGCTGCCCAATTTTTAAGGGTGATTTCCCAAAGTCTAGGGTGATATTTCATCCCAGCAGAAGATGAGCGAGGATCGCCAGATGGGATGTGGTTAATCAAAATCTCTAATCCGTTACTACTAGATGGCGGATTTACTCCGCTACCGGATACCCAAATACTAGGAATAGGAACTCCGCCTTTATATGTCCCCACAAGTCCTGTGAGCAAATTTAAAAGTTCCGTCCTTAGTTCTTTTGAGGTCATTTTTATCTAACGGTAAGGGAGTAAGAGTTAATTAAGCCGCCTAAATCTACGATATCTCGTGGACTTCCCACCAAGTCACCACTTTTACGAAGGGTGTATCGTGGCCAGTTCCAAATGGGACTTTTTATGGAATCTTGCATCTCGTTGCCGAAATTACTACTAAGTTCAAAAAAAGAGTTTTTAATCGCATCCCCTAATCTCTTACTTTTACTAGAGTTAAGAATTGTTCTTGAAAATTCTTCCTTAAAATTAAAGCTATCGGCAGTTACCCAAACCCAAGGCCTTGCTGGTGCGGATTCACCACTCTTAAGAGTCCATCCCTCATGCAGTTTAGCTGCATAATCAACGTCCCACTTAAAAGTCGCTACCTGAGATTTGGGTAAATTTACAAGTTTTTCCCAATCGTTTGTTTTTACCATTATATCACAAGGTATAAAAAATTACATTTAATTTCTCAGGGAAAGGTTTAAATATCCAAAAATAACCTCTCCAAACCTCATAGTTAAAGACGAAAAAATAGGCTGTACTATGGGTAAGAATTTAAACTTACCTACATATTCTCTATCGCCTAAATCCAAGACAGCGTTAGCCTCAATCTCTAAGTCAAAAACTAGAGGAAGAGTTGAAGGCATCCAAATATTATTATTGTTTAAAGTTAAAATATTACCCTTAAGAAAAATATCAGTAATTTGGATACCTGGCATTTGATAATGAATAGGGTTTTTGGATTGCGCCACCCTAGCAAAAACTTCTACATTAGTTTTCTCCTCAATGGGGTTGCCGTAATCATCTTCTGTAAAGCTCCCATTACCTGCGAGTAAGTTAATTTTTAAATTAGGGTTATTTAACATCTTAAGTCCGAGGTCTATATTTATAAAATAACGGCAAAAGATTAGCAAATGGTTTTAAATCATTAAAATCTTGGTAGACTATTTTCGCTCCCTGCGAACTCTCTTCTTTAATTATCTTCTGCTCTCTATATAGAACTTCTGCGATAGCTGCAATTACAGATTTAATTTTTAATATCTCTTGGGATTGGGAAGTTGCGGAAAAATTTAAACCTGCGCTGTAAGTAATTCTTATTTCTTGAGTTACGTTATTGCTACGACTCCTTCGTATACCTCTAATAATATTGGCATTTATATAGTTAAAATTATTAAGTTCTAAACAATCTCCAATTAAAAAGTAATTTTCTGATGGTAAAACTTCCCAATTTTGGCTAACTGGGATATCACCAAAACTAACAAATAAATTATTATACCTAACTTCTACTAAATTAATTGCCGTTACGGGAGCATAAACTAAGGCTATTTTATTTAAACCTAAAACCCTTTCTAATACATAATCCTTAATTACCAATTCCCGATTTGCGCCCAAGGATGATTCGCACAGAGATTGAGATCGCAAAATAAGTCCTTCTAATTCTAGATTACCAAGGACGGACAGCGATGGCGAAAGATTTCTCAATTCCTGTACGGTTAAAATCATCTTAATTAATTTCCTAGCCTTGGGCAATTATCTTTGGAAAAATTTTCTGCACAAACAGGTTCGTCTGTCTGGTTAGTTTGGTATTGCGCCCCACAATTTTGGCAGTAGGGAATATTGTTTCTTTTGAAGTATTCTGTAGAATAAACGCCCATTGCTTTTTTTATTACTTTTGCTTCTACCGCTGGCGTTTTAGTTTTGGTTGGAGGTTTTTTAGTTTCTTCAACCGGAATATTTTCGTTTTCTTCTGGCACTTTCTTATCCTTAAATTTAATCTTAAAAGTTACCCTTAACTTAAGTTAAGGGTAAAAAACTTAAACAGCCCTACGCGCAACTCTTAATTTAGCGCAACGGGTTTGTTGTCCTGCTGGGGAAGCTAAAGCTGCATCCAAGTCAATAACGCCAGTTTGTTCACGGCTAATCCAGATAAAAGATTCTCCCATGTTAAATGGAGTTGTACCAGAAGCGCGAACTTCCATTGGTAATGCAATACCGCGACCGACCGCACCGTAGCTAAATACGAAACAGTCTTCAGTAACGGTTGCGCCCGCGCCAAAAGTAGTTGTGTTTACGGTTGGATCAGATCCACCTGGCGCACCAACACCCCATGTATTGCCTGAGAAAATTTCAAAGCCGCAATATTGACCGACGTAACCTGAGCTTTGTCCGATTTCAATTCCAGAAGCCGCACGGAGAACGTTAGAAATATTCTGGCGTTGTTCTTCAGTTACAGGAGAGTAAAGCTTGCCTAAAGATTTCTTTAGATTGTCTAAGGATTTAGGGGGAACTGTCAAAATGTAACTGTTATTAGGCAAAGTTGGCCATTGGTCGGCGTAAAGCTGGGAATAAACAGAAGACAGGAAGTCTTCAGTTAAAGTACCGTCATCTGTTGCGGCAACGTTAGCCGGAACGGACGTTACTTCACCCTTATCGTTGTAATAAACTTTAGTTGTCTTAAAGTATTCCTTACGCACCATCAAATCTTCAAATTTGAAGTAGTGCTGCATTAATACTTTATCCAACACTGCCATTAAGTCAATTAATGACGTAGCTTCAGTAAATTCTGGAATAAATACAGGGCGGTTGCCTACTCCTGTGCTCAAACCTAGACCCCATTGAGCAATAGTTAATGGGACTGTGGTAATTTCCAAGCCTTGAGAATCCGTAGAAGTACCACGAGAATAATTAATGCTGGTATAGGTGTCGGTTGTGCTGATCAGGAAGTCGTTAACATCTGTAGGATCGGCTAAATTATTAGCGCGAGGAATCAGGATGGATTTATTGGGCGCAGATGTTGAGTCATATATAGTGGAAGCAAACTGCCACCAAATATTATTGGAGTTGTGAGTTTCTCTCATTAAAGCTGAGAGAACATCCAAGAAAATTGCGCCAATGCTGCCGCTCGATCCAATAGTTGGCCCGGCCGCACGACCAGAAAGAAATCCGCCACCCTCAGAAGATTTAAAGTGATTTTCTAATTCTTTAACCAAAGGAGTGTGTTTCCAATTACGCAAACCCTTAGTGGCTTGCTCTTCACGGAAGTGATCGTGCATGAATCTAGCTAAAACATTATGATTCCGTTGGACTGCAACCATTCCATCGTGGCGAACTTCTGTAGGTTCGGCTTTGGAACTGTTAAATAAGTCAATAAATTCTTTAGCTAAACCTTGCATGGCAAACTTTGGGGTATTTTTAACGGCGGGGACGACTTCAGATCCGGGGCGGCCAATTAACTGCGAAATATCTTTAAGGGTATCAGCTAATTGCTGGGCTTTTAATCTCTCGGCGCGTTCTTGGTCTAATTCTTGTTTTAAGCTTGAATTTTCTGCTAAGGCTTGAGATTTTTCTTGTTCTAGAACTAAATTCATTTCCCGAACTGGAGTTACTGTTTCAAGAATTAATTTTCTAACGGCTTCTAAATCTAAGCCTTGAGGCTTCAACTCTGCTACGGCTACAATCTCCCTTTCCTCTAGCGCAGGAACGGGGTCGGGAGTTGAAGATTTAACTTCTTCTAAAGGTGTTAGTGGAGGCATATTTTTACCTTTAATTTGAATAATTTTAGGCTCATCTTTTCCATTGCGCTGTAGGCTTTTACCTACTCCTACCGTCGGGTCGGCGGGTACGCTTGCATGGGATATCTCAAATATTTCCCAATTTTTACTTATCCTGACTGGGTAATAACCCCTGTCTGCGAGTCCGTATTTTTCAATAAGAGCGGCGGCTTCTTTCTTGGGAAGTTCGGTGTATTCATCCTGTACTTGGTACATGAACGAAACACCTTTACGAGTACCCTTTTGGACTAAGTTATATAAGTCTCTACCCTCTGCGTTGTCGTCGTACTGGACATCGCAAATAGCCTTACCTTGGGAGAAATTTACCCCCATTACTAGGCCGCGTTGCAAATCCCAATTATGATTCCAAAGAATTGGGCAGACACCTTCTGTAACCCTTTGAGTATTGCAACAGCCTGGCTCATGGGAAAGAACTTCGTAATATCTCTCATCTTCCCAGTAATCGTATCTAAGGATTGGATATTCGGAAGAAAAAACAAAACTTGCGGTTAAGTTTCCTACTACTTCTTCCCCACTCTCCTCTTCCTCCATATCCTTATTTAAATTTAAAGATTTTGAGAAGTTGGGAAGAATTTCCAAATTAAAATATCGCGTAGCTTGACCTACGGCAATTTCACCATCCTTAAGTTCTAACCTTGCATTTTTCTCTGACACTTTTTTTAAGGTTAAAAAAACTGATTAGTGCTTATTATAACATTCTTTATGGGAATGTGCTATAAACAAGTATAAATCTTTACTCCTCTAAAAAAATGTTTAACGAAGTTTATGCTCCGTCCGCAAAACCTGTGTTTTACCGCACTTATTCAAGAGGTAAAAAAGAGACATGGCAAGATGTTTGTGACCGGACAATTACGGCATTAATTTCTCTGGGAAAATTAACTAAGGCTGAGGGTGACTTAATTAGGCGATCGCAGGAAGAATTTAAAGTATTAAGTAGTGGAAGATGGCTGTGGTGTGGTGGTACAGATTGGTTAAAAAAGCCAGAAAACGTTTACGGTGCTTATAATTGCTCATCCACAAACATTACAGACTGGGAAGCATTAAGCTTAATGATGAATTTGGCTATGCAGGGATGCGGGACTGGCGCAGTGTTGGAAGATAAATATATTAAAAATCTTCCTATTATAAGGAATAATTTAAGCGTAGAGATTGTTAATTTACCTGGCACTGTAAAAAAAGAAAACAGGCACGATGACACTATCGTTAGCGGCGCGCGCGGACAAGTTAACATTTTTGTTGGAGATAGCCGTAAGGGTTGGGTAGACTCTTACCTTACACTTCTAGAGTTGTCTTCAAGGGAAGATTTAGCGAAAAACGTTAAAGTTTTCGTTTGCTTAGGTGCGGTAAGAAGTAGTGGGGAAAAACTTAAAGGCTTTGGCGGAACAGCTAATCCCATAGCTTTAGCTGGGATGTATGGAAAATTAGCTAAGATTTTAAACGGGGCTATAGGTCGCCAACTTACCGCTTTAGAGTTATGCAAGTTAATTGATGAGGCTAGTGTTACAATTGTAGCCGGAAATATAAGAAGGTCGGCGGGCATGAGACAGGGTTCGCCAGAAGATATAGAGTTTGCGACCGCTAAAGATAACTTGTGGCAACAAGACAATGAGGGTAACTGGAAAATAGATCCTGACAAAGATTGCTTAAGAATGGCTAATCATACGTTAGTTTATCACCGTCGCCCAACTTTAGAAGAGGTCAAAAAAAGTGTGCAAAAACAATTCCACAGCGGTGAAGGTGCAATTCAATGGGCTGGCGAAGCGGTAGCTAGAGCTAACGTGGATTTACTCTCTAATAAGGATTTAAAAAATAAGTTTTTAGACTTATACAATAAGTCCTTAAATGAAGCATTAAATTTTTTAGCTAAGTTAGGGCTGTTGAGTATTGCTGAAGCGGAAGAAAGGATGTCTAGGTACGCTACCAACCCTTGTTTTCGTGGGGATATGAAAATATTAACTAAAGATGGTTACAGAGCATTCGAGTCGTTGGACGGTCAAGATGTAGAGATAATTAACGCAGAGGGCAATGTTTCTCTATCTCATATATGGTGTTCAGGTGAAAAGGAAACCGTAAGGGTAGGAATGGGGGCTTATGGAAGTATTCACTGCACTCCAGATCACTCTTTTTTAAATATTGATGGCAAAAGAGTTGACGCATCTGAATTAAGACCGGGTGACAGATTAATGCCATTCTTAAAAGTGCCAGAGCATAAGAATAAAATATTCGTTTGTTTAGGATTTGTCCAAGGTGATGGTCAATTATCTGATTTATCTGATTTGAAAGGCGACAAAAAAGGGCAACTAGGTGTTGCTGTCAACATAGGTAAAAAGGATCAAGAAATCCTAGAATTTTTCCAAGAAACGGAAGGTTTGAAATGCAAGAAACATGGCGAAAGGCGTATTTATGTTAACGGACTGAATGAGTTAATTGACAAATACGACTTTTCTCTTTACACCCTTCCATTTCGCGCACTCCCATCCACTTATAAAGGCTGGGACTTAGACATAAAAGCATCGTTCTTGTCTGGACTTTATTCAGCTAACGGCAGTGTTCTAAAAAACGGCAGAGTGACCTTAAAGACGACCTGTAGAGAAATGGGCGAACAGATCGTTGATTCTTTAAAAGCAGACTTTGGCATAGAAGCTTATATAACCGTTAACCGTCCGACGACCGTGTCGTTCCCTAATGGTATTTACCAATGTAGAGAAAGTTACGACGTAAATATTCAGCAATACAAAGAGAGACTTTCATTCTTCAACCAAATCAACTTTATTCATTCGTACAAGATTGATAAATTTGCCAAAACTCTCTTGGCAACCTCTCCCTCAATATCGGTAGTAGAAAAACAAGGGATTGTAAAAGTTTATGATTTTTCTGAACCAATAACGCACTGGGGTGTAGTAGAGGGCTTTGTCGCGCATAATTGCGGAGAAATTGTGGGTAACAATTTTTTCTGCGATCTCGCTGAAGTACACCTAAACACGCTAGATGGAAAAGACTTAAATAGTTTAAGAGACTCATTTAGGGCTGCGGGTTTAATTGCAGCCGTACTATTAAATGACAAATTCCCTGACGAGAGATATCAAAAATCTAGGGAGTTAGACCCTATTGTTGGCGTTAGCTTTACTGGCTTATTTGACTTTTTCGTTAATTTATTTGGGGAAAGTTGGTTGCGCTGGTGGGAAGGCGGCAGGGAGGAATACTCAGACAGAGACTTTATCACATCAAAGGATTTAGAAAATTGGATAGAAACATTCCCAGATGAGGTAGTTGAAATTATTAACGATTGGAATAAAAGCCAAGGGAAATTTGCTATAAAACACCCCGGCGTTTGCAACGGACTACTTTTTAAAGCCTTGGAAGAATTTTACCTGACGCTTTTTAAAGATGAAGCCCATAAAGCAGTTTGGGAATACTGTCATGCACATTCGCTTAAACGCCCCAATAGATGTACTACGGTGCAACCAAGCGGGACTAAGAGTCTCTTAACTGGCGCGTCTCCTGGTTGGCATCCTCCAAAAGCTGCTAGATTTATCCGTCGGATTACTTTTGGCAGAGACGATGCAGTAGCTTTAGCTTGTATGGACTATGGCTACAGTATTATTCCTTCCCAATCTTGTAAAGATGCTGAGGGTAATTTATTAAACGATCCATTTGACCCAAGAGTTACGGAATGGTTGGTAGAAATTCCCACAAAAACTAGCTGGGCGGATAACATCGGGGAAGATGTAGATATAAGCAAATTTAGCGCAAAAGCCCAATTTGACTTTTACCTACAAGTACAAAATTACTACGCAACTCACAATACTTCAGCAACTTTGGAAATACGTCAAGAGGAAATTGGGGAATATGCACAACTCCTTTACCAGAACATCCAAAATTGTGGCGGATATAGTTCTGCGGCACTTTTGGCAAGATTTGACGGTGGCGAAACTTTCCCTCGTCTGCCATTTGAGCCAATTTCTAAGGAAAAATATGAAGATTTATGGGGAGAGGTTTTAGCTCGCCGTAAAAATAGTAGTTTTGATAAACTTTTGCAAATAAGGTTAAGCGCAGCGGAAGTGGAAGATTCTCAAGTTGGCCCGGCCGGATGCGACTCGGATAAGTGCTTATTTAAGGAAGTGGGCAAATAAACCCGTCAGGTAAATTACAATAAATCCTCCAAAGGCTTATACAAAAGCACTTTGGAGGATTTTTAACTTTAAGCCCACGTCAGGTAAAAAGGGGTATTTTTGTAAAAGCGTCAGGTAAAATCCTTATTAGAGAAGAAAACGCTTGACGCGATTTGTGTGACGTTTCCCTAAAAACTCCATTTTTACTTGACGTTTTTTAGACTATTTCTACCCAACCCTCGCCGTCGTAAACAAAAAATTTAGTCAAGGTTGAGTTAAAATAAATCTGATATTGAGCCAAACTTGTAGTTGGCGCAGCACTTAATACTCCTAAAAATCTATAAGTATGTTGGGCAACTGATGATGCGGTAATAACTTGAATTTTATCCGCCGGCGTAATATTGGCGGAAAAGTTAAATGAATCAATTTGGCTCAATGGCGTAATAAGCTGAATCTCTCCCGAATAGGCAATTGGGATTTGTCCACTCATGGCCATAGTTTGCCCCGCGCTAATTACTAAATCTAATTTGCTGCCAGCCGCGGGGATTTTAAATAAGTAATAGCCACTGGGGAATAAGCCCAGTCTTTGCTGTGTGTCGCCTATAAAAATAATTCCCAACGATCCGTAAAACTGTTGGATATTTTGGAGTGTGAATGTAAAAGTGTCACCGGGGCTTATGGTGAGGTTTATAAATTCCGCAGATTGGGAAGTTAAATCTATTTGTTTTTGACGCTTAGGCATATCTATAAAGTAAGTAATTATTTATATCAGTATATCCTAAATTTATATTTTTTAATTTACCTATTGACCGACGATAGAAAGGTGTGGTATAACCAGAATGAAGTTAAAGAGTAAGAGAGGAATATAAAGATGACTAAAACAGAAGTAATTGAATTGATGAAGTCCGCGTCTAGCGAAGAAGATTGGAATAACAAATGCGATCAAGTAAAATCTGCTTGCGGCGGATATCCCGATTAGGGAATGTTCCGAACAAAGAATGTTGCAAACTTGGACAAGTAATAAAAATTGTCGCGGTAGAAATTTTAGGATAGTCAGGTAATTAAAAAGTATGCCAGAAATAAAATACATAAAATGCCCTAGTTGCGGATGGGTTGGGGATTCCAATCCTACGCCAGCAGAAATTTATGGAAGTTTAAAAACTGAAGTTCCGACAGTAATAAAAACTTTACAATTAAACAGATCTCTTGGCAATTACGGTTTTAGCGGGAGTTATGCTGAATGTCCAAATTGCGGAAAAGATTTATCGGACGGAAAATTTAACGTAAACCCCGATTATTTATGCTAAAATATTATCGTGGTTCTTAGCTTGAGTCACTCCTCACTATTTACTATGGTAATCCCTTAACTCAGCACCAGAAGTTAAGGGATTTTTTTATTAATTATTCCTTCCCTGCGCCCGCACTTAACTGTTGATTTTGGGTTGATTGGTTTTGAGCTTTCATTAAAAACTCTTGTCCGTTAACTGCCCAAATTCCCCAATCTAATTCAAAGCCACCCCTTTTAATGACATTTTCATAGTACGATTCATACCCGAATTTCATGCAATACTCTAGGCTAATGCACCACTTAACCTGAGTTCCGACCAACCCTCGCAAAGCTTGGATATTTCTTGAGTACATCAATGCGGGTTGGTTAGCTATATCCTTACCTGAGTTTGATTCCATTCCCAACCCTGGGAAAAACCATAGCGGTACGCCAGGCGGCACTAACTCTTCCCTAAGCTTCATCCAATAATCAAAAACGCCCTTAAGACTTTCATTACCATTACTATAAGCTTTTCTTACGTCAGCTTTATTTAACAAGTAAAGGTTGGAAATTAAGCCTTGTGCTAATTGCGATTTATGCTCAAGCATATAAGCTTCTTTGTATTCTTCATCCGCGCCTTCGGGCATGAGATGAAGCCAAGGAGAAATTGCGGCGGCTCGGACAGCTTGGGCGACATCTGGACGGTGTTCTTTTAAGTATTCGTAAGCTTCAACTGACTGTAAAAATAAGGAGTCGCCATACCTTCCTGAAGCTCCTAATTCTTCATATTTAAAATGCAATATTTTCCAATCAGGAAATACCCTATCGTCAGGACTTTCGCTAATCATTTTCCTTTGTGAATAAGTTCCTTTTAGTTCCCCTTCACTATTTACATCCACAAACATAGAGAAAGTTGGGAGGTATTGGATTTTTTCTATAAAGTAATCTTTCTTATTTTTACTGTCGAAGTTTAATCCTAATTCTGCAAAACTATCGCCAGACCTCAGCATCCTCCTTACGCCTGGCTCTAAGGCATTACCTCCTAGAACTAAATCTTTTCCAAATTGCCTTGATGCCATTTCTTTACTAATCGCAATTAAATTTTTATCTACTTCTACGTCATCCATCTTAGAATTAACTTTCCAACTACGAACTTCGCCATTTTCTCTAATAAAAACATCCCTAGCTAAAATACTACTAGAGTGCCTTACTTCTTGATTCCAAATTGACATCTCGATCAATTGGTGAGTTAAATAGCCATCCCCCATAATTGTTCTAACGGGAATTTCCGGTAATCCTAAGCTTAAATTTCTCTTAGAAGCTAACCCCAAACGTAAAGACTCAGAAGATCCTGTAAACCCTCGCGGTTTTCTTATCCTTGCAAGGATTTGCGTGAAAATGTTTTTTACTCTTTGGAAAAAATTAATACTAGGCATAATTTTTATTTTTTTACTTTTGGGACTTGACGACGGTATATAAACCATGTATTATATAATTATACTTTTAAATGTATAAAGAGAGGTAACTATGGAAGGATTAAAAAAAATAAACATTGGCGACATTTACTGGATGCCTTCAAATAAACCTATTGATAAAAAATCAATAGATATTAAATTAATAGTTACTAAAGTAGGCACTAAGTTTATCTATGCTAATAATGAAGATACAAATTGGGAGTATAAGTTTACTTTTAAATCTGATGGTGTACTGGATTTAGTAAATAATATGTGTTCCGGTAAAGCTTATTCTGAGGAGCAATGGGAGAAGCAAAAGCTAATTATCAAGTTGGATAAATTAACTCAAAAATTCAAACAAGAGTTTTCGCAAATTAATAATTCTACAGACTTTAAAAAATATCAAGAGTTGGTTAGCGAAATGAATGAATTGTCTCAAAAGATTTTAAATCTATGAAGATCGCATACAACAACCCTCAAGCTATAACCGTCCTTCCCAATAATGCAAAATTAAAATACGAACATGACTTTAATTGTTTAACAGAAATAGTTAAAGATAAAAATTTTAAACCATTCCTTAAGTGGGTAGGAGGCAAAACTAGATTAATTCCTCAATACGAAGAATTAGGATTAATCCCCGCCGAATTTAATACTTATTTTGAGCCATTTTTAGGTGGCGGCGCAATGTTTTTCCATTTACAAAATATAGGATTAATTAACCGCGCACTTTTAAGTGACTTAAATAAAGACTTAGTTAATACTTACAAAGAAGTTAAGGATAATTTAAGTAAATTAAAACAAGTTCTTTTAAAGGATTTCGCAGAAGCTCACAATAAAGAGTTTTTTGAAGAAGTTAGAAATAAGCAATTTAAGAGTGATGTTTATAATGCTGCAAAATTTATCTACTTAAACAAAGCTTGTAGATCGGGAATGTACCGCGTTAATAAAAGCGGCAGTTTTAATGTTCCTTTCGGACTGCCGGGACAAACTATTTACCAACCTGAACTTTTAACTAACAGTAATTTAGCCTTAAATACTAATAATGTAGCGGTAGTTAATACATCTTTCTTTAATATTAGTCATTTGCCTCAACCTGGCGATTTTGTATTTTTAGATCCGCCTTATCATGGGACTTTTAATGGTTATAACAAAAGCCCGTTTGGGGAAGATGAGCAAGTTAAATTAAGAGACGTATGTAGGGAATACAGTGAAAATAAAATAAAGTTTTTACTTTGCAATTCTCACAATAGTTTTATTTTAGATTTATATGCAAGTAAGAAGTTTAAGATAAGTGAAGTTTGGAGAAATGGTACGATAAATAGCAACAGTAAAGAAAGAGAAAAAGTTAAGGAATTGGTAATATGCAATTTTTAAACACAATAAAAATACTTCATATAGAGGTATTGTGGCAGATGCTTTATAACATAAAAGAAAGCGTAGAAATATTGGAAAAACAATCTGTGGCGCAGGAGAAAAGTAAGGATTATAAAAATTATTATAAATCCTTTAAATACCTAAATCAGTGCCGCTGGAAAGTTTTGGAGATTAGCAAAGAAATAGAAAGTAGGGTTTTGAAATAATGAAAAAGTTTTTATGGTTTTCGCATTTTAGCGGCGGTGGCGGCTCAACTTTGGGAGCAATCCAAGCTGGGTTTATGCCTTTGCTGGGGATTGAGTGGGATAAGAAAGTGGCGGAATTATATGAGAAGAATTTAGGTAAAGTAATTTGCCAAGATATAGGAGAGGTAAGTATCCTAAGTGTTATAAAACATATTCCATTAAAAGAGGCAAGGGAAAAGAATAATGAGATTTTAGTAATCCAAACTTCGCCACCATGTCAGGAGTATTCCCAATTAAAACTAAATAAAAATCCTAATTCCGAAAGTGCAAAAGTCATTTGGAAGACAAGGAAGTTTTATGCTTTATTTAGACCTGAATATGTAATTTTAGAAAACGTTAGGGCTTATGCTAAAAGCGAGGTTTATATTAAATTTAAAAATTACCTTAAGGAATTAGGCTATGAAATAAGTTTTGAGGAGATAGTTAACTGTGCTGACTATGGCGTGCCACAAACTCGCCAAAGATTAATTACTATTTTTAACTATAGAAATTTCCCTGCCGTAAGGATTAGTTCTACGCATAGTAAAAATAATGGTGAATGGGTAGGATGGTACTCAGCAATTGAAGATTTAATCCCTAATTTAAAAGAAGTTAGTTTAACCAGAAAACAACTTAACTCTCTAAGTTTAAGGAATAAAGGCTTTAGTAATGCCAAGGTAGTCGTAGAAAGAGTTGGCGTAAGAAGTGGGGTGAATAAAATCCGTGAGGAAGATTCACCAATTTGGACTTTAAAAGCATCTTTAGGAAGCGATGGAAAGGGTGCGAATAGGGAAAAGTTAATAGATGTAAGCATAAATGGCGTTGTAAAAGGCTTAAACGTGGCGTGTTTGGCTAGATTGCAGACTTTTCCGCCAAGTTATGAATTTTCTGGCAAAAACGCCTTGGATGTTCATGTAATTGGCAATTCTGTACCACCATTACTTATTAAAGTAATTTGTGAGGAGATAAAAAATACTTTTAATACTTTTGGGGATTGACGGCGGTATATAAAAAGTATATAGTAGGATTAAGTTAAAGTTAAAAAAAATGCAACTTAAAATCTTTGGGATAACTGGCGAGTATGCTATATGTCACGGCGACGGGCATATCCTTTATGATCACCCTGGGGAAATTGTAGAATTAAGTTTCGAGGGAGTTAGAGTTTTTCATTTTAGTTTCTTTAGGATATTTTTTAGCCAATTAATTAAGGAATTTTCTTTAGTTGATGTTAAAGATAAATTGGAGACTACTAATATAACGGGAGACGGTTGGGAAGTTTTACAAGGAGTTTTTAAAAGTTATGCTAATAACTAAAAATACTAGGGAAAGATGAGGAAGATGAGAATTTAGTAATTAGCTTAGATGATAGGCTAGAAGTCGTAAGTCAATATCCTAATTTAAAAATAGTCGTAAGTGAGAAAGTAAAATGCTAATACTAAAATTTGTGGGGAAAATAACTCCTGAAGTAAATCCTGGGATTTATATAGAACATCGTTACGAAATAACTAAGGACAGCCCGCAAATATTTATTTTGCCAAAACCTTCAATATTTGATTCCGTTTGTGTAAGTGATGGCGTTAAATTTAAGCCACTGGCTATGGATTTTTCTTATTATCGTGTGCCGGGTTTTTGGGATAGTGATTTATGCGTAAGGACAGATGTTTATCCATTACTTTGGTTATTTTACGCATTTATTGTTTTTTTAGATAGGTGTAACTTAAAGCTCAAAAAAGTAGTCTATAAATTTTTACTGTGGACAAAACAAGGTAAAGATTTTCTTCCCGTTGGCGAGAGAGTTAGTTCTTGGAGAGAGTTTTTTAAGTTTTATTTAATTAGTTTAGGAGGATAAAAAATGTTAATTAATTTACCGAAATGCAGAACCCATATTAAGTTTGAGGAAATGTATGAGTATTTCTTTACAGAGGCTAACTTCCCAGAATTAGTGGAGCGAAACCTCAATTACGGATGGGAAGGTTTGAACACATATAAGTTTATTAAATTCCTCCAAAATAACAAAATCCAGGGCGTGAATGCAGGGGTAGACAAGCTTTATAGCGTCGCACAGCTTGAAGAGTTGTATAAACAAATTAAGTCTATCGATCCTGAAGACTGGAAGTCAGGCAATTTAAGTTTTCTAGAAAGTTAAAGGTTAAAGTAAAGGTAATTTAAAATGTCTCATGAATTTAGACTCGCTTGCAAAACCTGTAATTTAGAAACAGAAGAAGTTAATCACGCTCAAGAAAGTATTAAAAATTTCTTGAGTAAGTGGGAGGAAAATAAAAACGCCCTAACTAAAGTATTAGATTTAGGGTTGTTTGATATTGGTGATGTGCGCGAAAGTTTTAGGTCTAAATCACTTCCTGTAGATATTTATGAATTTATGCTTTTGCATGAAAATCATGAACTAGTAATTAGGTCAGAATACACATCTGTAGCAGATGAGGTAATTAAAGCTAAGGTAAAAAAAGCGTTAATTTTTAAGCTAGAGGAAGAATTTAACAATTTATTTACTGTTAAAGAAAATGGCTATGGGTACATAAAGTTAAAAACACCATTTACTTTACCGGATGGTGCAATTATAGATGTTTACTTAAAGCTAAATAAAGATGGAGACGTAGAGCATATCACCGACTTAGGATGTACATTAGGGTGGGTCTATGTAAACTGCCACGAAGAAGATAGAAGTGCGGATTTTTAGGAGAGGGTAAAAGATTTTGATGTAGGTTTCAAAACCCTCTCCAAATACGGGATTAATGCAAGAAGTTTTTAAATTAATTACTGCAATTATTTAACTCCATAATTTTTTTTGCATAAAACTTAAAAGCATCGTAAAATGTAAATATAGTATATTTTAACACACGCTTTTAAGTATGCCTACGATAAATAAAGGCGACCTGCCTAGATATGAAAATGGCGAATATGGGCAATCTGAATTAACGCAAGCTGTGGCTAATGCCGAAGTAGCAGCACTCTTAAATCCTAGTAGCGGTGGCGGAGGCTCTACCACGGTTAACTTTGGCACTAAAATAACAGATGCTACTATACCTACCGGTGGTGTGGGTAACTTAGGTTGGTTGTCTGCGATTTGGAAACTGATAGGCGATCGCATCCCTCCAAAGTCAGCTTATGAATCCTCAACCACAATTACAATTACTCGCGCTGCTACTACAACTTATACTGCTTCTGCACCAAACTTTGATGTTTATGGCGGTCTATTCCAACTTCAAAATATAGGCGAAGCTGGTAAAGGTATATTCCTTTCTTATTTTGAAATATCTCTCAATCTATCTTCTGTACCAGCAGGTATGACTTCTTTTGCGGTACACTTATACCCTACAGCACCTACAAATATTGCAGATAATAGTATCTGGACAATTGGTTCTGACCCTGTTCTAGACCCTGTAGGTTTCAATGTACCTATGAGTTTAGCTAAAGGAGGGGGTAAGGTTGTTGGCGTTATTAGAGATTTAAATCAATTGTTTATTTTAACCAGTTCAAGTTTGTGGGGATATCTGGTTACTAACGGTGCAATTGTCCCGGCTGCTAACTCAGAAACAGGGACTATACGCGCTAGGAGTTTTGCGGTATGAGAACTTCTACTAGAATGGTGGTGTTGGGTGGTTTTAAAGGTGTTCTTGATTTAATTTTTGCTATAGCCTCTGTCGCTTATGGATTAAGACGGCTTTCCAGGTTTTGGACTGGCGCAGCTATAAGAGTAATGAGAACTAGTGATGATGCGGAGCTAGATATAGGTTTTATTGGAGAGGATTTAGATGTAGTTACATTATTAGCATTTGTCGGTTTGGCCAACGGTGAGATTGTTATCTGGTATGATCAATCTGGCAATGGTCGTCATGCAGTTTCAACGGCGGGGAGGCGGCCGCGCATTGTGAACGCAGGGGTACTTGATATTGCCAACGGCAAACCCGCCATCAGATTTAACGGGTCAAATACGTCTTTCAGTGGTGTATCCCTTCCACTTTCTCAGCTTACCTTGTCATCTGTGTTGAATGACGTAACACAAGCAGGAGATATTCGCTATGCTATTGGGACGGGCAGCGGCCTCCCAGGAAGGGGAATATTCAGCAGCTTTCAGTTGAGCTCAAACAAATCATTGGGATACATTCCAGACGCAGGAGTTCCAGTAGTGCAGACAGGCTTTTTGCCAACAATAGGACAGTCTTATGTTGTGAGCTTAACCACGACTGCGACAGAATCAAGCATTTGGGCAAACGGTGGCAATAATGGAACGGGTGGAAAAATCACACTGAACCAACTCTTTATTGGTCAACGCGGTGACAATCTTTGGTATTACGATGGGTATAACTCAGAAACTATCGTATTCCCATCGGCACTCTCCACCGCCGACCGACAGTTGCTTGAGCGCAATCAGGGACTTTATTATAAAATTGCTGTAAATTAAAAACCATGACAAAACAACAAGAACAATGGCTGCTTATTCAAATTGAACAATTCCCTGAACTATCTCCCAGGGAATTAACTTCATACCTCAACGATAAAGTATTAGTAGATAATCCAGTGCCAATAGGACAAGTATCTGTAAAGACAACTTTAGAAGAAGTTTCGGCAGTAGTCACAGATGCGGAAGTTTTGGCAGTAGCTGAAAGTCCAGTCTATTTAAGGATATTAGATGCTATTACCCAAAATCGACCTGATTGGGTGGTTGGCAACTTAACAACATTAAAACGTGGAGGCAAGTTAACCCAAGCAAGTTTTGATGCCATCATAGCGTTACTTCAAAGGACTCAACCAGACCCTAGCTATCAAGAGCAAATATTGATAAGCCCTGCCGAGTTGGCAGGATATGGGGCTATTTTAGTTAGTGATGTTGAGGAATTAATTTAATGTTATTATTAACTTAACCAATTACCGTAACAACTATGTCTATCTCATCTTCATTCAACCGTGAGAAACTAAATCCTACATTATCTAAAGCATTATCATTTACTGGTGCTATTGCTCAAGGTACAAATGAATTTATTGTTGATATTAACTTAACTATTACTAAGGATGATACAACTACAGTAGTTAAAACTGTTCAACGTATTGTTATTCCACTTAATATTCTCAATAACAAATTAACAGTTATTCCTAAACAATATGTATTTCCAGGTAGTGCCACTACTTATTCTAGTGGTGGTACAACTCCATTATTAAGTGCTGGCACTATTGGTAATATAATTGATTTAAATACATTCTTAACTCAAGCTGGTGATACACCAGAAAACTCATGAACTTAACAACTAAAGTAACTTTAATTCAACAATACATGGATCGTAATGGTAACATCTATCCAGCTAACTTACCTTATCTCTATGGTCAGTTACCAGAAGACATTAGAGATAATGGTGCTTATGTTAAATCACTTGAAACAGTTGAGATTACATTAGAACCATATCAAATGATTAACGTAGATGAAATAGATGCTGGTACTGCTAATCGTCCAGAGAGAGTTAAGAAGCAAGTAGTTAAACAACGTGACTTAATTGAGACAACTGAAATAACTAAGGTGTAATATGTTCCTAATGACAGATATCAATAGGAGTGCTGTCATTAGAACAGCTAACTTCAAACGCGGTCGAGATAAAGTTAAGCGTAAGAAAAAAAAGGGAATCAACTACAAAGAAACTAAAGATACAGTTAAAGTAGGTCAAAAGTTAGCATCAACTGGGACTAATATAAGTCGTGAACTTCGTGGTTGGCTCAAATTAGTAAATCGCACGAAAGATGACCTTCGACGACTTAATTTCCTCAGAGCAGCTAGAAAAATAGCTAAAGGTGAATAAATGACCTATACACCTATCTACTGCAATAAGGAATCAATCGGGCGCAAATTGAAGGCGCGACTTAATATCAAACCAAGTCAATATCAATCTGCACCATATAGTAGTCTACCTAGTAATGAAGTTGATGATGTTCTGGTTGATGAAGTTATCGAACAACAAGAGGAGTTCCTTAACTTAATACTCAATCAGATATATGAGTTACCGCTAATCAATAATCACTCAATACTAACTACTATTGTTGATGATCTAGTAATAGCGGAGTTACTGCGTATCCACTTCATAGGAACTGGAATGGCGCAACTAGGTGGTGATGTGGCGGGAACTAGTACAGATACTAAGTTACACGCATACAGTCTACTGGCGATGTTAACTACTGGTCATAACATATACATTCCCGGTATGCCTCTAGTAGCAACTAATGTTGGAGTTGCACAACCTCAACCAATTAGATTAACAGGTGAAGTTAATAGAAGTAGTTATGACGATACTATAACTCGACTTGAAGTGTACGTTACAACTAGACCTAAGTTAGCAGCACTTCGTGATGTTGAGTTTATTAATGAAACAGGTAAAGGAGATATATACTGGTGAAGATAAACAGTGATAAGTTAACTGAGTTAAGTAATCAATTTAAAACGATGAGAGATTACACAGTTGGAGATCGTGATATTGCGCCACTTATATTAGATGAAGTTAGTTATCCAATTAAACTTAGAGTTAATCAAGGTATTCCTAACGTAGCGAAGTTATCTAGACCTACTACTAAATACGAAGAGTTAATTAAGTCTATAGTTAAGGTGTTGCTGAAACCATGATTAATGAAGATTACTTAACTGGACATATAGCTAACTATCTTAAACGTGAACTTAATAGACGTGCTAATGACGAAGGATTAACTGTACCTATTATTAATAGCTATCGTTTATATGATGCGTTTAATGTACCTGTGCAAGACTTCCCACTAATTAAAGTATTTAGAACTAGTTCACAATACACTGTTAGTAATAAACGACTTAGCTCTATTCAAGTTCACTATTCATTAGTGTTACCTAATCTAGAGGTATTATTACCTTATTTAAATTGGGTTGATTATAATATTAATGAGGTACTTAGTTTTGCATTACATGATATAACTGTATTTATAGAACCAACTTCTAAACGTTGCGAATACAGAACATTAATGAATGAGTTAGGAACTCCTATTTATAGTTTCCTCCGTTTCTCCTTCAACGTAACAGAAGGTCAACCTACTATTTGTTAAGGCTACAATTATGACAATCGGTAAATTATACGACACTATTAAAGGCGTTGCTAATTTAAAGTTAACTCGTCTATCTGATGGTGCATTATTACATCTACCTACTCCAACTGGATTTGTAATTGATAACGGTATTGAAGAAAAGATTCAAACAACTCAAAATAACCAGGGTGAAATGACTCGTTCTGGTAGTTACATTACTGGACGTATGCCAGTTCTGCGAGTTGTCTATTCCTATATGCAACCAGAGATCCTGCAATTTAAAATTGGCAATCAATTTGATGCTAAGACTGGCACATTAGATGTAGTTAAGAGTTATCAAGTAACTCAGAATAACTATGCGGCAGTTACAACTGGTTTTCTAGGTTATGGTGTTGCACTTAACGCTCCTAGTAAAGCATCTGTTCAACGTAATAATCTCTCAGTTCAATTAACTCAAGTTAGTATTGCGAGTTTTAGTGCAACTACAGATGATACATTTGCAGTTGGAGCATCTCTCAATGTTAAGTTCTCTAATAATCTCGTTACCGCAAATGAAACAGTTAGTTTAACTACAACTGAAACATTTACTGGAACTGGTATTAGTGATAACGTAGTTGGCGCACATAAAGTTAGTGCATTACTAATTACGAAGGCTAATAAAGTAATTCACTTTAAATGTGATAACGTAACACCTAGTTACACGGGATCTACACTTGATCCGAAGGCAGATGCAATTGAAATACCATTCTTCATTAATGATGTTCCAGGTGTCTGTTTCCCTTATGAATGGAATTATGTACCTATTCAAGTTGGTTGTAACTAATTAATGTAATAATAGTAGATGAATAATCTACTATTTAAATCTATGAATAACTTTGATATAACATACAGTGACGGAACTATAGATACAGTTAAGCGTGTAACTCGCACTAAGTTAAAGGACTTAATTGTACTACAACAGAAACTCCTCTACTTTTTTCTTACTCATAATGCTAATGTCGGGGCTTGTGTTGCTGATGATGCGTGTTGGAGTGTAATTGAAACTACATCTAAATTACTAGCAGTAGTTGGAGATGGAGCAGTCAAGTTAGAGTTACTTGAGGATAATTTAGAACAGTTAAGTAATATATTCTTCACTACATCTACACCTGAAGAAATAGCTCAATACACTAATATCGGTAAGATGATTGAAGCTGAAACATGGTACAAGCCATCTCTCATCAGTCAGTTACATCAACTTAATTATCGAGGAGATAGTGGTGAAGCAATAAAAAAAATGACACAGGAACAACCAGAAGTTCCTACGCTATAGATTTAGCGGCATTAATTGAGATATATGGTGGTGTTGAGAATGCACTACTACTAGTTAACTCACTAGATGATCTGGAGATACATGATCTGATTAATCAGACAACTGAGTTACGTAAAGATCCATCAGTTCGAGATGCTGAGGAAGTAGAAAGAGATTGGAATGATTATGTTATTAATAATGATCTAGATCAGGAGATAATCGTAGACGGTAAGAAAACAAGTATAAATCAATTAATGGGGTTCTAATGGATCAATATAATCAAGACGTTAACATTAACTTCCAAGGTGAAGATAATATAAGTGGAGTTATTGATAAAGTTAATGAGAAAGTTGGTTCATTACAATTCAAGATAATGGCACTTAACATAGGGTTAGGTGCATTTGGTAAACAGTTATTTACTAACTCTGATAACTTAGCTAAGTTTACTAAGGTTCTTGGTACAACTGATGTTCTATTAAATAAGACATTTGCAGTAATTGGAGTAGTTAAAGTATTCTCAATACTAGGAACTGGTATTAATGATGCGAAAGCTAACTTAGATGGATTTAATGATGGATTGAAAGCAATGCAAGCTAGTGGACTTGATATTGGCATTATTACGCAATTCACGCAATTACAAGATGCAGTATTAGGAAGTCGTAATGCTCTAGATTCATTTAGTTTAACTGCATTAACTACATTTAATAGATTCAATAAAGTTAAATCAGAAGTAGCTACATTGTTTCCTGAGAATGATCCATTTATTAAGAATCTATCTACTAGTATTCAGAAACTAGTTAATGAGGATCTTAAAAATGCAGTAACTAGTATTGACGCATTAAAAGCTAGTTATGAAGCTGCGTCGTCTGGTTTTACTGAAGCTGCTGATAACCAAGCTGTAATGACAGCAGGACTTAAATTAGCTAAAGCTGGTGGTGCTGATACTGGAGCAACTATGAAGGTACTTGCTCAAACTATTAGTGCTTATAATCTGAGTGCTGGTGATGCAACTAAAGTTAGTGCAGTTCTAAATCAAACTGTACAATTAGGTGTAACTACAATACCAGAATTAAGTAATGGTTTTGCTCAAGCAGCAGTAACAGCTAACGCAGCTAAGATTAAATTGCAAGAGTTAGGTGCTGCTGTAGCAACATTAACATTAAAAGGTTTTGACACAAACAGTGCATTAACAGGTATTGAATCATTATCGCGCGTAATTATCAGCAAAACTCCTCAAGCTGCTGCTGCATTGCGAGAATTACGTGATGAAGGTGGTAAACCAATTAGATTTGACATCAGTGAAATTAAAGCAGATGGATTAACTAAATCATTACAGCGATTAAATATAGCAGCTAAAGGTAATGCTGAAGTATTACGTGAAATAATTCCTGAAGCTACTGCATATAATACTGCTCTAGCATTAATGTCTAATAACTCTGAGAAATTAGATGAATTTACTCAGAAGATGTTTGATGTTAGTAAAACAGGTGAAGTTGCACGTAAAGCATTAGATAGTGTATTTGGAATTAAATTAAATAACCAAGCTGAAACATTCGATGCAATTGTAAATAGAATAACTGAACAATTCATACAATTTGGTGAACAGTTAGCTCCATTCTTTGACACTGGAGTTAAAGCATTAGAAACGTTCACTAAAACATTATCTGGAATTAGTCCAGAAATGAAGAAGACTATAGCATCAATATTGCTAGGTCAATTAGCATTTAATAAAGTAACTGATACTATTGGTATTTTAGTTGGAACTGTAACTAAAGCATTCTTAGCATATCAAGGTTTGCGAGTAACCTTGATGTTCATGAATGGAACTATAGGTGAACAAGTTACTATACTTAAGTTACTATGGACTAATAATGCAGGTTTAATTCCAATATTAAAACAGTTAATTGGAATAGATCAATCTAGATTATTACTTAACGCTGCGTTAAATAAATCAGAACTTGATTTAATAACAACTAAGGTTGCTAATACTGCTGCTACTAATGTTAATACTGCGGCTGCATTAAGTAACGCAGTTACAACAGGTAAGTTAATTGAAGTTAATGGATTACTTGGTAAATCATATATTACCAATAACTTATTAACTAGAGTTTTATATACAGATGTAGGACAAGCAATAACTACTTTAATTACTAAAACTAAAGACTTATATGTAGCTCAAATTGCATTAACTAAAGCATCAATAGCATCAGGTAATTTATTACCTACATTTAGTGCAATAGGAACATCATTAACTGGATTAGGAACTAATTTAAGTAGTTTATTTGCAAGAAGTAGTGCATTAGTAACTAAATTATTAAATGGATTAAAATTATTATCTGCACCATTAATTGCGTTAACTATAGTTGGAGCATTATTATATGATCAATTTTTTGGAACAACTGCACAGGTAAGAAAACTAAATGAAGAGTTAGTTAAATCAAATAAACTAGAACAGGAAAATCTGAGAATCCTATTAGAGAAGTTAGATAATCAAAAGATGTTAACTAACTCAGATAAACAACGATTAATACAGTTACAAACTGAACAAGATTTAATTAAATCTACAGATGCTGAATATAAAAGTTTCTGGGAGAATTTTACTGATGGTGTTAAATCATTTATAAATTTTACCAATCAATTCTCTATTATACATATTGCAATTAAAGGTATAAATGATTTAATTGGTAAAGGTATGAGTCTAATTAGATTAGATCAACTAGTACCAGTTTTTCATGAAATAGATAAAGCATCTGCAAGTACACAAACTTCAATAATTAATTTAACTGAATCAACTAAAAAACTTCAATCTGGATTAAGTGGATTTGAGGATATTGATAAGTTAATTAAAGCAGGTAAAATACTTAATGCTGCTGATATAGATAAAATAAACAATAAAGCTAAACAAGTAACTAAGCAGACTGAAAATGAAATATCTGCTAATGAAACTAGAATTAAAGCAGTTAATGAACAACTTAAAAACTACAATGCACTAGATGAGAAACAACGTGAACAAGCTAGTGATGAAGAAAAAGCATTAGCTAATCATCGTACAATATTAGAAACTGCTAATGATAAATTGAAAGATGTATTAAGTAAGAAAAAAGAGATAGATAAGGCGCGAATAGAATATCAAACTCAACAGAACATATTACTTAAGCGCGTATTAGATAATAATCTGGAAATAGAAAAAGGTAGCACTACTATAGAAGGTGATCAAGGAGCTAACGCACTTCAAACTAGAATGAAGAAGGGACTTAGATTGGCGCAAACTGATCTAGAACAATATCGTCGTCAAGTTAAAGCAACATTAGATGGAACTGGTGAATATCTTGATGCTAATAATAAGAAGGTTAAAATTGACGTAACTGATATGACTGATTACGTTAATAAATTTGACACTAATGTTAATGGAGTTATTAGTAGTATTGATCAGTTATATCAAGTTAATGGTACTAGTGCAACTGAAGCAGCTAAAACACTTAAAGCTGTATTAGATACTAATAAACAAGAGATGAATATAACTGATTATATTAATGGAATTAACCAAGCTATAGGTTACATGAGAGATGGAAGTAAAGTAACAATAGACTTACTTAACTTAGAAGGTGAAACTCGACGGGCTATGTTAGATAGTGGAGTTACATCAACTAGAGAAACAAATGCTGCGATACGTAAGTTAAATGCAGCTAAGTTAGAAGAGGAAATTAATAATCAGAAACAACTAATTGAATTTACTAAAGCTACATCTGGTGCAGATCAGAAGAAGTTAGATGCTGCTAAGTTAAAGTTACTTGAACAACAACTAGCTGCACAACAACGTGATAATCTTAAAGCTGAATTAGATGAAAGATTTAAACAACAACAAGTAGCATTAGATAGAGAACAAGAGCTAATTAAGTTAGATAAAGCTAAACGTCTTATTAGTGAAGAAGAATATAACAATAAGATAGCTGAGGATACTAAACGTAACTTAGATTTAAAACGTAAACAACTACTACAGGAACTAGAGTTAAATAAAAATGATTTAGAGAAAACTAAGTCTATTAATAATCAATTACTAGGAATTGATGTACAACAACAAGAGTTAATAACATCTAATTTAGAACGTGCAATTAATGTACGATCTAAAAAACGTGAATTAGAGTTAACTAGAGAACAAGCTTTAGTTGTTTTGAATAGAAGTAAGTTCTTAACTACTGAAGAACAATCTATCAGAGATATAGATGTGGTAAGAAAAAAGGAGATATTAAATAAACAACTATCTCTTAATGAACAACTTAAGTTAGTTGAACATGATAAAACTAAACAGACGGAAATACAGAATCAATTACTTAATCTACAGTTAGATTATCAGAAGATAATAACTGATAATTTAGAACGTGAGTTTACTAAACGTAGTAAACTCATTGAAAATGCCGCGAATAGAACTAAGTTAGTTTACCGTGAATTAACTAACACCATTGATAATAATGTAGCATCACTTAACGAAGAGAATAAGATAATAGATAGTCGTAATAAGTTAACATCATCTACACTTGAAAATGAAAGTGCGCGATTAACTAACTCACTTAAAGTAACTAACGATATTGAGAAACGTGCTGCTATTGAAACTAAGATAGCTCAACTGCGCGAATCTAATCGTGTAGTTACAGATGCTACTGAACAACGTAGTTTAATTAATCAACAGAAGTTAATTGAATTATCATTGCAGAAACAACAAATAGAGTTAGATAGTCGGCGCAATGATGCTAATAATAACAGTAAGTTAATACAACTTGAGTTAGAGAAAGCTATTAAACAGAAGAGAAATAAAGAAGATATAGATGCAATTAAAATTAGATTAGATGCTAATAAACAAGAACAATTAGCTATCACTAAACAGAATGAGTTACTAGATGTAACTAAACGTAATCAAAGTGAGATTAATAGTAATGCAAGTAGAGAACTAGAGATTAGACAACGTATAGGTAGAGAAGGTGGATTGCTCGATCTAGAGATAACTAAACAAAATGAGAAAATAGCTAGGTATGAGAAGATTGCACAACTGGCAAATCTAGAAGCTACAATTGCAGAAACTAATGCTAATAAAATGCAATTAGCTGGTGATCTACAAATTAAAAATTACCAAATGCGATTAGACCTTCTTAATAAACAAGCTGAATTAGAACAACAGCATCAAGATAATACACAACGTATGTTTAAGATGGCTGAAGGATTAGCAGTAAGTGATTATCAGAAACGTAAGTTAGCAGAACAAGCTGCTAAACAAGAGTTACTTAACCTTAATAAGAAACATCAAATAGAACGTGATATATTAGCTATTCAAATTAAGATGAATGAACTAGCTCTAATTAAAAGTGAGTTAGATCAAAAGAGTGCCGAAAAGAAATTAGCAGCAGAACTTAAAGTACAAGAAGCTGAAACAGCTAAAGTATTAAAGAGTAGAACTGCAACTGATGAAGAGAAGAAAGGATCATTAGCAACATTAGATGCTAAGAAGTTTGCATATCAAGCTAAGTTAGAAGAACGTCCTATATTAGAACAGCAAGCAGAATTAAATAGATATACTAATACTATTCAAAAGGCTGCATTAGATAATAAACAACGTAATGAAACTCAAGATAAGACCGTTGCAGTTGCTAAATCTACATTTACTACTGCTGATGATCGTGCCATTTATCGGGCATTAATGAATAATCTAAGAGGAGATAGACGTGAGTTAGATAACACTCGTATTAATTTCAGTCAGGAGAAGTTATCCAACTTATTTTCTTACCCTAATAGTAATGTCAACTTAGAAAGACCTAACTTTGATTCAAATAGTGGTAAGTCTAAATCAAGTAATAGTAAGTTAAATAAAGATGTAGTTATTAACTTTAATCCAACTACTAATATTGAAGTTAAAGGAAATGCTGATGTTAAGGAGTTCTCTAAACAACTTAATAGTGAAAGTGATAAGTGGATTAAGGGACTTCATGAAACACTTCGTAGAGTTAACACTGAATTAGGTAACTGATATAATGAAGGTAATTAATAAGTGATTAAAAATATGTTTATTCTAAATGATGTTAATTTAAGTAACTATGGTAGAGGTAGAGATCGTGTTAAACGTAAAAGTAGAGGTAACTTATTACGTAATGCTGCAATTGGAGTTGGTGGATTAGCAGTTGCAGGTGGATTAGGTTATTTAGCATTAAGAGGTAAAGGTAAAGCAGTAACTCAACCTAGTATAACTAAACCTCCAGTAACTACAGCTAAAGTATCTAGTAAACAAAGACGATTAAATAGAGAAATAGCATTACGTAATATGGAAGGTAAAACTCCTGGAGGTAATTATTATTATTTAGATTTAGATAGAGATAATTTAAATGAAATAAATAAAGCTTATTATAAAGGTAAAAAAGCAAATGCTCCTAATTTAGAAGCACTAACAAAAGATAAAAAAGATATGGAGCGTTGGATAAAATATAATGTAAATTCAGTAAGAAAATCAAATCCCGCAATTTACAAATCACATATAAATTTAAACAACTTTTAATTTGACAACGTAAGAAAAATAGGATAACTAATCATGTATCAATTTAGTATTTCAATTCCTCTAATTAAATGTTACGTTCGCAATGAATATCTATTTAACTTAGAATCTGGTTATGGTGAATTTACTCCAGTTGTTGTGTTCGGGTTAACTAGTTTAACTGGACGTGCAATTGGATTTCACATAATGACTAATGGTGGCGCACAAATAGCACGAGTTCCAATTAGTGCATTAGTTAGTAGAGTTGATGCAAATAACTTAAATCTTGATTGGTTACAATTATGGGATTGTTTCAGTTATCAAACTCAAGTTGTTTCTTACGATTATCTGAAGGAAATGAAATGTAAGGTTCTACTTAAAGATAAGAACTGGTATCAAGGTGAATATGTATTTACTATTGATTGGATAGGTGGTGATTGGGCAGAAGAAGCTAGTGATTATAAATGTGGACATCTAATTAAATTAGATAATGGATGTTATGCAATTCAACCTAATAATCGTATCTATTGGTTAGGTGATCCATCATTCATAACAGAACCATTAACTGAGTTTCCTGGTTATAAGATTAATACTCATAATTGGAAGTGCGAGAATCAAGATAAATGGGTAACTGAGAATACAGATAATTATTTTTATCATATTGACAAAGTTGAAGAATAGAGTTATAGTAACTAATGTTAGACGTAGGTACTCCTTGATATACTAGCAGAATATCCGACCCTACGTTATGATATTACTAGGAGTTAATTACTAACTCAAAGAGTTATCAAGTTATCATAACTGTTAGTCGGTGAAACATTAAGGATAACTCTCCAACCAAACCTGGGCTAATGGTAAGCCGCCTCTTTTGGGAAGAGGACATCATGAAAGTTCAATTCTTTCGGTTTGGATTGTTTGTGACATATATTGCCTCCTAACTCAAGTATTAGCGTACTTGAGTTTTTTATTATCCTTGTCATTTTGAAATAAAGGTACTATACTTTAAACAGTAGTCACAAGGTTAATAATATGAGTGAGATAACTTACGCACAATCTTATATTGGTGAAGATGATATTGAATTGTATGTAACTAACGATGGTAAAGTTACAGGAGTTAGTCTATCAGGACTTGCTAAATTATGTGGTGTAACTAGAAAAGCAATAAGTCAAGTTACTAACAGCTTAACAGCACCCGGAACGAATACATACCCGAAATCGCTAGAACCCTTAGCTGGTAAGGTTTTTAACCCGGAAGTAACTGGAGAACGAGGTGCAAAAATAGTAATGGAAGATGTTGCAATTAGAATAGTTGAGTATTACGCTTATGAATCTAGAGTTAAAACAGATGTAGCTAAAACTAATTTTCGTTTGTTAGCACAGAAAGGTTTAAATGCTTATATTAAAGAACTTACACCAACTGATAATGTAACATCAGTTAACTTAAATGACATTCAGAATACATTAACTCAACTTCTATTAAAGGTAGATGAGAATAATAAACAACTACTTGAGAATCAACAGATAGTAGTTGAATATAAACAACTTAGAAATACAACAGTTACTATTATTCCAGGAGTAGATAAATTATTAAACGATTATTTAGAATTAGATAGTGATTTAACATTAACATCTAGTGATAGAATACCTTTAACTAAATGGTTAGAAGTTGAGAAAGGTTGTACATTAGATAGAAAAACACTACATAAGTTAGCTCACTTAGTTAGTGGTGCTTATAAGTCAACCACAAATAAAGAACCAGTTAGAGGTACATTTGTTAAACGTATTGTTAATGGTAAGAAAAAAGTACAAGCTAATACTTGTTTATATTCGTCAGATGAATTTCCAATATTAGAGATGGCATTTAATAATTTAATGGGGGTTTAAGTTATGAATAATCAATTAGTTAAGTTAAGTAAAAAAAATAATATAGTAGCGGCATTTATTGAACATTACAAATTAGGATTAATAGATTACAATGTAATGCTAAAACAACTAACGTTAACTTTATGGGAAGTTACAAACACATTAATTGATGAATTTAAGTTACGTAAAGTAATTGATCCAATTCAATTAGTTAAATTAGATGATGTTCAAATTGAGTTAGAATACCTCTACTTAATTAACTACATTCAACCTCATTTAGAATGTTTAGCTATCTATATGAAATCACATGAGGTAGAAGTAAACACAATTAAAAGTTATATTATTAATAACGATAACTTAAATGAAGTTAATATTGATGATATAACTATGTTAAATAACTTACTATTTTAAACAACATGATTAACAACAAATTAACTGGTACTTTAGTTACAGATAAACTAGTACCTCTATATGATAAAGATAACAAGTTAATAGGTTACTTTAATAATCCATTAGCAGATCCTAAGTTAGTTAAAGAAGTATTTAAATAGATAAAATAAATCCACTAGCAATTAAGTTAGTGGATTTATTAGTATGTTATTTATCTCGTCTGTTAAGCTTCGCCATTAACAATAGATAAACTAATCTAGATATGCCATTATATCTCATACGTAACTAACTCTAACTATCTCACAGTTAACATATCTACTTTTAATTACATTACCAGCTAACTGATGATTACACTTCTCACGATTAACAGTTACATTAACTAACTCATTAGCACCAATACACCAATGTCCATCTGATTTAAGATAGTTAAATTTAACATCATATTGTTCAATCATTGCAAGTGCTTCTCTATTAAATAAACAAACTTA